CATAAAACATTAAAAATTAATAGAATTACTTATGATGCTTAAATTATGGTTGGCACACTTTTCGTTTTATTATTATAGAAATTTTAATACGAAAAGTGTGCCAACCATAAAACATTAAAAATTAATAAAAATATAATATGTTAGATGTATCTTCGTAGGGTATATAAAGAAAGTTAAAAGGGTATATAAAGACATAGTATTAATTATATTATGTCTTCGTAGAAAAATCTTTAGTTTTTAATAAAATAAGTTTAAATTAAAATTCTTTGTATTTTAATTTAAAGAATTATTATCTAATATAAATATATAGATAATGTATCCTTTGAAACTTGAATATCAAAAAAGTAAAATTAATAATATTTTATGCTATGAAACCATAGATGAAGGTATATTAGATAAATTAATCAATAGTAAATTGTTAAATGAAATTAAATGGGATAATGGATTTTATCAAAATGAAAAACAGCAATTGAAGGCATATAAAAAAATAATAAAGAATGGTACTGCATCAGTTAAATATAATAAAATTGAAGATATTGGATTTGGTCGTAGTAATCCAGTTAAAAGTTTAGGATTATTTTCATTAAGAAGATCACTCCGTCATACACTCGCAAAAAATAATTATACTGATATTGATATTGAAAATTGTCATCCTAATATTTTAAAACAAATTTGTATTCAAAATAATATAAAATGCGAAAATTTAATAAATTATGTTGATAATAGAAATATCCACTTTAACGACATCATAAATTTATATAATGTTTCAAGAGATGATGCCAAAAATTTATTTATAAGATTATTATATTTTGGTTCATTTGAAAGTTGGGCGAAAGAATTAAATTTAAAAATTAAACCATCATTATTCATATCAAATTTTAAAAAAGAAATTCAAGAAATAGGAAAAGTTATATATAATGCAAATGATATATTACGAGAAAAATTAAAAGATAGGTCAAATATTACAGGATCAGTGGTATCATATTATTTACAAGAAACAGAAAGTCGTATATTAGAATCAATATATCTATATTGTATTGACAATAAGATCATTGTAAAAAATAATTGTGTATTATGTGCTGATGGTATAATGATAGAAACAAAAAATTATAAACCTGAATTATTATCAGAATTTTCAAAATTAATATTAGAAAAATTTAACTTTACATTAACATTCACCACAAAATCATTAGATGAAGATTATTTAAATATTTTAGATGACAACCAATTAGAAGAATTTAAAATTTATAATCCATTATTATCAGTACCAAATATTGATATAATAAATATGAATAATAATTATATTTACGATGATAATTATACAGGTCTGCAACTAACACAGGAAATTTTCAATAAATATAAAACTATTATCATTAAATCAACAACAGGAACAGGTAAGACGTCAAACACTGCTAGATTTTGTAAAAGTAGTAAAAAAAATATATTATCAATCATAACAAGAATATCATTAGTCAATCAACATGTTGATAGTTTTAAAAATGAAGGTATTGAATTATATGATTATAGAAATAAAAATGATAATGTATATGATAAAAATTTAGTTATATGCATAAACAGTTTAATGATGTTAGGTAATTTATCAACAAGTGAAATGAATAATTATATAATTTATATAGATGAAGTCAGTAGTTTTTTAGAAAGTTTAACACACAATTCAAACCTTAATAAAAACTTAAAATTAATCAATAATATTTTAATGAAACTTATTAAAAATTGTCATAAAATTATTGTTAGTGATGCTCTTATAAGTGATAATGTATTTGAATTATTAAAAATGAGAGACAATAAGATCTTTATAAATAATGATTTTAAGAAATATACTAATATTGATGCTTATGATGTTAGAAATGAAGAAAAGTTTTTAAATATGATTAATGATAGATGTAGTAAAGATGAATATTTTCTATTTGGTTGTGATAGTAAAAAAATCATAACTAAATATTATGAATATTGTTTAAACGATAATGAAGATAAGAAAGATAAATTTTTATTAATAACAGCAGACTCAAAAATTGAATTTGATAATGCAAATGAAGCATTCAAGGGAAAATTTGTTTTCTTTAGTCCATCAATGACATTCGGTATTGATTTTTCAATTGATGTTCCACAAGACGTTTTTATATATATTAAAGGTAATTCAATTCTACCAAGTGGCAGTTTTCAACAGACCACAAGAACACGCAACATTAAAGATTTATACTTTTTTGTTGATGATAAAAAGATGGCAAGTAAATATGATTCATTAGATGAAGTTAAAAAATATTATAATGAATTTATATCTGAAAGCGAACAATTATTATTAATGTCATCATATATTGATGAAGATGATAAATTAAAAGTAATTAATAATACATTCTTTGATCTATTCTGTTATAATGAATATGTTAAAGATATTTATGAAACCAGTAAATATTTACATTACAAAGAAATATTAAAACAAAATAATTTTAACATCATTAACAGTGATGATAAAAAGGAAAAATTAAATAAAACAATTAAAGCTGAAATGAAAGAGTTAGGTAATATTAATGAATTATTAGAATCTTATATGAAAGATGATGATAAAGATAATAAAAAATATTCAACTATTAAAAATTTTAAGGAACTATTTGGTACTGATGATAATGAATTAAAAAATTATACTGATTATATCGGTAATTCATATAAAATAAATGATATTCTTAATTTTAATAGATTCATTAAAAAAGATACTGTTATTGATGCAAAATTAAAAGATTTTGATGAAAATACTTATTCAGTCAAAGGTATTGATAATATATATTATAAAATAAGATTTATTAACAAGATTTTTAACAATAATAAATTAGACCATTTTGACATCAATAAAATTAATGAAATTAAGATGAACGACACCGAATTTAACTTTTCAAAGAAGTTATTCAGGAGTATTAAAACTAAACCTACTAATAAACAAGGATTTCAAAAAATGGCCGTTGATTGGTATAAACATTTATTTGGTTCTGATTTTATCACCGTTGAATCTCATCAGGAAAGAAATAAGGGAAAAAGAGAACGTGTATATGCCTATAAAATGAATCAAGATATAATTAGTAAATATACTTCAATTATTAAAAATTTAAACAAGAAAGACACCAAAGAAATTTATATGAAACAATTTAATATGAAACTTAATGAGAATAATAATTTATTTATTGATTAAATTCAGTTTATGGTTGGCACACTTTTCGTATTTTAAATTTCTATAATAATAAAACGAAAAGTGTTCCAATCTAAAAATAAAAAATATATCTATATATTATATATATAGATATGTTTAATGATCTTCCTATTGGATGGAAATGCATAATAACAAATATTGTAATGATTGCTATTTATCATCATTGTTTTAGAAAACTTTAATCACATTTAATTATTTTTTTTGGTTCTGGTACTTCATCTTTTTGCTTCATAGTTAAAGTAATAAGATTTATGTTTAATTTTTTTATTAATTTGTAGAAATTTTCATCAGTGTATGGTATAATTGGTATAAATTTAATTTTAGGAATTTTAGGAATTTTTGGAATTTTTTGAATACTTTTTAAAATCATTTATATAATATATATATATAATTTTTTATCTAATGTAATTATATATATAAATGTCCTTTTCTACATTATCTCACGCACTTTTGAAAAAGATTGCAAGACATTACAACAAGCATGTAAAAATTGCATATATTAATAAACTTCCATATGATGATTTAGTCAAAGAATTAAATGATAAATTACATTATAAAAATGGTAATATTTCATTAAAATCAAATCCATCTTATAAAGTTCATATTGATGATCTTGCACCTAAAAAACCTGCACCAAAACCAAAGAAAGAAAAAGCACCAAAAGCACCTAAAGCAAAGAAAGAAAAAAAAGCAAAAGCACCATTTATTGATGAAGAAGTAATGCCCGAAGTAGTTCCTGAACCAGTACCAGTACCAAAAGCAAAGAAAGCACCAAAAGCAAAAAAAGCACCAGCACCAGCACCAGCACCACTAACACCAGAAGAAGTAAAAAAAGAGGTTTTTCAAATAATTTTAACTGATGGAACTTTAATGAATGATTTACAAGAACAAGGAATGACTATGGATCAAATAGCAGAGATAATTGAAAATGAATGTGATGGATTACAAGCAGTTGAATGTGTAGGAACACCAGAAGAAAGAAAAAAACAATATACAAATCAAGCAAGAAAACTACATCCTGATAAGAATCCTAAATGTAAAGATAAAGCAAGTGAAGAATTTCAAAAATTACAAGGAATGCAAAGTTGTACTAATTTTGATGAACCAGAAGCAACCAAAAAATTATCTGATTTATCATTAGACCAATTATTAAATGCATTTATGTTATTACAAGAATGCTCTAAAATGTCAGCAGGTAGTCAAATGAAATATAATAAAAAACGTAAAGACGAACAAGAAAAAGAAAGAATTGCATTATTAAAAGAATTAGGTGTTGAAAACTCACCAACAGCAGTAAATAAATTAAAAGCAGACGTTAAAGCAGATATTTTATCAGAAATGAAAAGACCTGATTTACAATTATCTGATTGGATAGCATCTTACAGTAATACAGATCAAGAATATAAATGCTTTGAAAAATCATTTAAACCATTACACAACTATTTACTCAAACTCGCCTCAAAAAAATAAAAACCAAGGAAGAGGTCAAAAATCCACCAAAGAAAACAAAAAAAGAAAAGAAAGTAAAAATTCAAGAGAAGAAAAAAGATGATATTGATACAGATGAAGAAATAAATATAAATGTTGAAAAACCAGCACCAAAACCAGCACCAGAACCTAAATCTGAAAAATTATCATATGATGATAATGTTAAATTATTCAAAGAAAAGCATTTAAATCAAACTGAATTTACAGCATTATTTAAAGAATTTGTTGATATAATGATGAAAAAGACCAGAACGGAAGAAGATGACAAAAGAAGTATTGATATTGCTGATGATTTAAAATTTGATGCATCACACTTATCAAGATTAAAAGACATTATTAACCCCAGAAAAAGACAGGCACAAACAACATTATTAAAAAGATTAGGTGAATTATTAGGTGATTCAATATTAGATTATGAATTAACATTTACGTCTAAAGAAGAATCAGTACCAGAACCAGAACCAAAGAAAGGAACTAAAAAGAAATTTGGTGATGAAACAGTGGAAGAAGCAAAAGAAAAATATAAAGATAAAAAAGTCAAATTAATTGAAATCGTAAAAGGTGATAATGATACATTAGATTACTATGTAATGATTGATGATGAAATGGATATCTTAACTAAAGCAGAATATGAAGCAATTACAGGTAAAGGTGATAAAGTATTAATTAAGAAAAATATGGACTTATTCAAAATCGCTGATGAAATTTTAAGTATAAAATCACCTTATACTTTTGGAAATGATAAAGAAAAATATAATAAGAAGATAGCAGATTTACTTGGTGCAAAAGTAGAAGACGGACATATTGTAAAATATGGTGATGTTGCAGGATCAATCAGAGAAGCACAAAAAGCAGGTGATCTATTTCCTACACCTTATAAATGTTTAGATAATAAAGATTATAGACGCTCAATTAGTGAAGCAGTTTCTATTTTAGAACCAAGTGCAGGTTTAGGTTATATATTAAATTATATTCGTGCATTAAATCCAGCATCAAAAATGACAGCAATTGAATTTTATCTACCATTATTAGATACATTAAGAAAGATGAATCCAGATGTTGATTTTAACCCAGATAAAACAAATAACTTTTTAAAATATAATCCATCTAATCCAGATTTTGATTTAATTTATATGAACCCACCATTTACACACAAGGGGCAAACATATGAATCATATATTGAAGGTAAGAATGCAGGTAAAGAATTAAATCTAAATGTTGGAAAAGAAAAAGATTCAGGATATTATTATAATTTCTTATTTCATTCATTATACATTTTAAATAAATCAAATGCAAAATCTGAAAGAATATTAAATATAATTGTTCCTAGACTTGCTAAAGATGATAAAAAAGGTGGTATTGATTTACTTGCAATTGTTAAAGAAGCAGGAAAACCGAAAATTCGAGATCTATTAAAGAAATATGGTTTTAAAGACCTATCAGATAAGGAATATAAATCATTTTTAGATGGTGAAAGTATATGGGATGATTTTGAGGATCTTTTTAGTTTTATGCAAGCAAATTACATCGGAGAATGTGAAGGATTTAGTGGTACAGGAACACGTGCAGGAATGTACCAACTAATTATAGGTAGAAGAAACTATAAAGGATCAGGAAAATCAGCATCAGGGAAGTCGGCATCGGACTTGCAATTACATGCTGTCGTGATAGATAAAAAAATGCCAAAGAAAGAGGCAGACCTTCACGCACGCCATATTTTAAACAAAAAAAAATTAATAGGTAGAGAGACAAGCAATTCATATAGATACGAGAATATAAACAAAAAATATTTTGTCCCCACCAGTTATAGAACGAAAAAAGTAAATAATAATATCAGTCTAATATTCGGCAAACCTAAATAATTTAATATAATTTATTATCTAACTATATTATATTAGATGCCATACGAAATTAAAGATTTTGATTCAGGTTATAAAGTATGTAAGCGTGATGAAAATAAATGTTTTTCAAATAAACCAATACCATTATCACGAGCAAAAAAACAAATGAGTGCAATTGGACTAAAAGAAAAATATAAAGGTCAAGGTATTCCTGAAGCAGTCAAAGAAGAAATAGATGAAAATTTACCAGTACCAATGGGAGATGCCGATATCCATAAATATTTACCAAATGCACGAATTTATACATATCCTCAAATAGCAAAATATGAAGATATAGAACAACTATTACCTAATAACAACGATTATTTTATTGTTTTATATTTAGATTCACCAACAACAGGACACTGGACGGCGGTTTTAAGATATGATGGGAAAATTGAAAATTTTGATTCATATGGTAAAACTCCTGATGCTCCTTTAAATTGGCAATCTAAAGACAAGCTCGCTGGACTGGGTCAATACGATAAATATTTATCAAATTTATATAATTCAACTGATTTGAAAGTAGTATATAATGATATACCGTACCAAGATGAAAAAGACAGAAGTATCGCAACATGTGGTCGCCACGTAGTAAATAGAATATTAAGATTATTAAAACAAAGATATTCAGGTTGTGATTATGCAAGATATATGAAAAAATTAAAAAAAGATACTAAACTTTCATATGATGAAATTGTGAGTGGATTGATAGATAATTAATATAAAATTATTATCTAATACTAATATATATAGAATGTCATTTAATCTAAATACAAAAATTAATAATTTACAGACCCAAGTAAATACTTTACAGACCATAGTAAATAACATCGGTTCTAATATAACACTTCCATCAAATTTTAGTTCTTTTACAACTCCCATTAACATCACTAATATATATGTACCAATTTTATTGTGTCCTATAACAGTAACAACACCAAGTAATCTTATTATATCAACAATGATTCAAGGCACTGATAACACAACTATCAGTGCAAACGTTCAATATATTATAGAAATATCAATTAATGGTGGGACATTTACCGCTATTAATGTTATTACATCAACTATAACACTACCACAACCATCAGGTCAAATATTTCAATTGACAAGTAATACAGCAACAAATACGCCTTCAGGTTCTCACGTGATTAGAATAAGTGCATCCACAAATGTTGCTATAACTTTACCCGATACTGTTAATATAGATGCAGGTACAATAACTGTAGTAAGAGTTTCATAAAATAATTTAGATTTATAAAATATATTTAATTGTAAATATATTTTCTAGTTATATTATATACAAGAAAAATGTTAAGAACTTTTAAAGATGATTATGATTTTGGAACACAAAAAGAAGATGAACTCCTCACCACATTAAATAAATTTTTTGATGATACATTAATTAAACCAAAAAAAAGAAAATCAAAATATGATTTTCAAGGTGGAAAAGCATATTATGAAGTTAAATCAAGAACAAATACTTATAATCAATATCCCACGACAATGATAGCACAAAATAAAATATTTACAGATAATCAAGTCTTTGTATTTAATTTTACAGATGGTATCCACTACATCAAATATGATAAAAAATTATTTGATACATTTGAAAAGAAACCATTTAAACGTGCAGGACGACCAGATATAAAAACATTTGAAAGTTTATATATATATATACCAATAGAACAATTAACTAAAATAAAAATCTAATACTAATATATAGAATATGAGTTTCAACTTATCAACTAAAATAAATAATTTATATTTTTTAGTCAATCAATTAATTGGTGGTAGTGTTACTAATCCAATGACGACAACATTAAATGCTAATAGTAATAATATTACGAATGTAAATGATATACAAGTATCAACAATTAATGGTTCAACATATGCTTTACCAATTTCAAATCGCACATCATCTACAACAGTATCAACAGTCGGCACAGGATTTGCCACGTTATTACAGAATACCATAGTAACAACAGCACCATTTGATATTGATATATGGGCGACAATAAATTATTCATACACTCATACATCAGGTGGAGTAAATGGAGTTGTCAGAGTTTTATTTGACGGATCGCCAGTTGGAAATAGTCAGACAATCAGTTTAGATAATAATAATCTTAACGGCCAAGTTTCGATAATAGCGAGTTTTTTAAATGCATCGATAGGTTCTCATACAATCACATTACAAATGCAAAAATCCGCATCTGGTGGGACTTTACAGCATTTAAATTCAACTATGTTAGTGATTGGTAATATAGCATAATTTTATTTACCTTTATAAATTAGATCTAACTTTGGTCTAAATTCCTTTTTAAATTTTTCAAAAGAACTAACTAATTCTTCTTTTGTCTTTTTAACTTCTTCAATATCAAATTCATCTTTATTTAATGGTAAATTATTTATAAAATCAATTGATATACTTCTAACTGCTATCTTTTAGATATTCTTTTTCTTCAGTTTCACCTTTTCCTCTTAATCTTGATCTGCTATACATATATATATATACTATATAAAATAATTATAAAATATTTAATTTAATTACATTTTTACAAAAAAATATCTACATCATATATATATATGTATTTATACTTACTTTATGATACAGTTTGTAAATCAATTATTTCAATTTACAATGATGAAAAGATAGTAAAAACAATGATTAACGATTTAGTTCGTAAAGATATAGATGACGAAATCTTACTTTTAAGACATAAAATTTTAGATGAAGTCAGTACAGAAAAAAGACAACTATTATCAATGACTATAGAAAATTTAGAAGTCCAAAAAAATATATCAGATATGAAAAATTGTTATGTAAAAAATGGTGAAGTCGTGCAAAGATACATTTTTTATAGTAAAATTATGAATAGTTCTAAACATCCAATCTTTTTTTACCCCTAAAAGTTAAATTTTAATATAAATTCTCCGAATTTATATTAAAAGGGCGAGTTT